AGCATCCAAAGATGTTATGACACTAGCCAATAGTACTTCTGTTACAAAGAAGATTGGGCAGTGGGTAAGTGAGCTCGCAGTAAGTGATTATTTAAATAATGGTTACAAGATGACAGGTAAGAACCGTATGTCATATGCTGCACCAGAATGGATCTCAGATAAAAAGAAAGGTGGTATCTTACTTCTTGATGACTGGAACCGTGCCGATGTCAGATTTATACAAGCGTGTATGGAGCTCAATTAAATTAGGATAACTTAATCAAATGTTGTATCTTTACATAAAGAGGACAACTATGATTGATTTATTCAAACGCTTGGATGAACTAAGAGGTAAAGACCCTTGCGGTATTTACCATTTAAAAATTAATAACAAAAGCTATATTGGTAGTAGTTATAACATAAAGAAAAGATTAAGAAGACATCGTTTCATGCTAAAAGGAAATAGACATGATAACAAACATCTTCAAAACTTATATAACAAGTATCAAACTTGTGAATATGAGATCTTAGAATTGTGTAATAATACTATTAACAATTTGGAACTTAGAAAATTAGAAAAGTCTTGGATAGAAAAGTTTAATAATAATATTAACCTTGACTGTCCTGTTAAAGGTATTGGTGGTACTAATGAAAAACCTATATATCAATACTCTAAACAAGGATCTTTAATTAAACTATGGCCCAGTGCTATGATAGCAGCAAGAGAATTAAATATTCATTTTGCACCTATACATGCTTGTGCTAATCCAAATGTTAAACAATCTAAAAGTGCTTACGGTTATGTGTGGAGTTATGAACCACTGATTAACTATAAGTATGAATGTAATACGGGATCTAATTTACAAACTCGTGAAGTACATTTATATTTAAAAGAAGGAGCTTATGTTCAATCTTTTAAGTCATTATCAGATTGTGCTAGATATATAGCTGATGATATTAATTACAAAGGTAATTGGAAAACAATACGTACTAACATTGCATATGTGCTTCAAAAACCTCTTACAAGAAATGTAAGAAAGAAATATAAGGCGTCTTATAACAAGGCCCTTACATTAACCAAAGCTCTGTCAACGGGCTCCTAATTGGGTGAATTGCTGGAATATCTTGAAGGTACTAACACTACAACGTAACTGGAAACGGTAAGCGTGAATGTTTGAAAAGTTAGTATTATAAGACAATCAGCAGCCAAGCTTAGATTTAAATGATCTGAGAAGGTTCAACGCATAGGTATTGAAACTACAGTAATGTAGAATATAATATACCCACGAGTGCCCAACACACATTAGTGTGAAGATATATGCTGAACTATATGGTGACATATAGAAGTAGAGATAATAAACTCTACGATAACAATCATGTGTTGACAGACAAACATATATATCATGGTCTTTACCACAAGATTGGCACATTGTTTTAACCGCTAATCCTGATAATGGAGATTATATGGTTAATTCTGTAGATGCAGCTCAAAAAACAAGATATATAACAGCTAATCTACAATTTGATGTAAATTGTTGGGCTCGTTGGGCAGAAGAAGCAGGAATTGATACTCGTTGTATTAATTTCTTACTTTTACACCCAGAGCTTGTGACTCAAGAAACAAATGCTCGTGCAATCACCACATTCTTTAATGCAATCTCAAGCTTTGAAAATTTTGAAAGTAATTTAGCTTACATTCAAATGATTGGTGAAGGATCTGTAGGTGATGAATTTGCATCTATGTTTACTGTATTTATCAATAATAAATTGGATAAACTAGTTACACCAAAAGATTTATTGACTCATGATAATGAGCAGTATATTCTTGGTGAGTTAACCGGTTGTATTGGTAAAGATGATAACTATCGTGCAGATATTGCATCTACATTAGCGACAAGACTTGCAAATTATGCGGTAGTATATTCTAATAATAACACAATTAGTCAAAAGATAATTGACAGATTAGAATCTCTTTGCACAAAGGAGTATTTTACTAATGATCTTAAGTACTTAATTGTGAGAACAATTTTTAATGGCAACAAACAAAAGTTTAATAAGCTTATGATGAAGCCTGAAATAATTAAAATGACTGTAAAATAATATGGCAACAAAAAATGTATATCAAGAATACAATCAAGATGCACTAGATCATTTCAAATTAGATAAAGAGCCCCTTTATGGGGTTCTTTTATCTGATTCTGAAGTGTCAGATGTGCTTATAACACAAGAGTCAACACTGTATAAAAATATTAAAAACCATCTTTCTAAAGAGAATGTAGGGCCAACAAATCTTTCAAGTTATAAGAGAGCTTTTATATTACCACGTTGTCCAATAACACAAGATAGATTAAAAGCTGTAGCTAAAGAAAAGGGTTTAACAATCACTAATGATTATGAAAAAGCAGATGTAATTATTACACATGATGAATTTTATAAAAAATTTGAACACGGAGAAAAAATCCAATCTACTGCAATGATGTATAGACTTTGGAATTATGAAGCATTTACCGGAGGTCATTCTGTGATAGATAATTATGATAAGCCTGTAATTTATGATGAAAAGCTTAGTGGAAAGGTATCTTCATACAATTGTACTGGGCAAGTAACTCTTATGGAGGAGTGGGGCATTTCACCTTTAGCTTTAAATATAGCGTATCTTATAGATATAGGTGAATTAAAAGTAATTAGTGCTGAAACACTACTTCATGCTTCTGCAAATCTTATTGATTTAACTGAAGATCTTCTTGAAGAAATAACAACATGGGTAAATTCATATGATGATGAAAATATAGCTATAGCAGCTAAAATTCTTCCTACAATAAACTATACAAAGAAACCACATTTAATGTGGCGTTTAGCTCAAAATATATATTCTTATAGATATAAATTTAATAGAGATAAAGATGTACAGTTTTGGGAAGAACGATCAAATCTAGATCAATTATATAATCATTCAGCTGAAGGTATGATTCTCTGGTTAGAAAAAGAAAATAAATTAGATGGAGAATCATTCAGATATTTAGAGAAAATAGTTAGACAAGATATTTCAATTCATAACCGTGATCTTTATACGTTTAAAGTAAGTGTAAAATCTGAATACAAAAAATATTTACAATGAGTTTAGATAAAAAAAAATTATATTTTTTACATTTTAATATTAATAGTAATAATGTAAATAAAAGAGCAAATGAAATTACAATTTTAAAATCTTCCATTTTATTTAATAAACCGGAAAACTATATTGAGAAAAGTTACAAAATTTATAGTGATGGAAAATACAGTTTTATTCCAATTGTATTAAAACCAGATTCACATACGTCTAGCCATATTTTTTTTAAAAATGCTGTAGAATATGAAACTTTTGAAAATATTGATTTACAAGATAAAGTTTTATACAGAACTCCTAAATTAAATCTTCCAACTGTAAAGGTGAATTTGCTTAAAGAAAAATACAACTTAAGTGTAAAAAGAGATCCCGATAAAGCGGATTATGTTATAACATCAGAAAAATATATTGATAGTTTATTACAAGATAATTGGGCTCGAGTACTTAATTCTGGTGATTTATACCTTCATTTTAAAACTTTAAAACATCATTTTGATGAACATGCTTGGAATGAACTTGTTGATTTTTTTACTACTATAGGTCCTGATCAATATGTAAAAATGAAATGTGATTATGATTATGATTCGTTTTATTCTAATATAAGAAATATAATCTTTAAGTTAAATTATAAAAACCAAAAATATTGTTGGTACATAAAAGATTTGAATTTTTTAGAATTTTTAGAAAATCCAAAAAATAAAGTTGTTTTGGACTCAGATATTATTAAGTTTTGTAATGAAGATTCTGTTACTTTAACTATAAATGATATGAAATCTATAGTTTCAATGCTTAAATCACAGGATAAAGTAAATCATAGTATGGCGTTAGAGTTATTATCCAATTGCAATATTGAGAAATCTTTTGATAAGATAGCTTTAGTATTTGCATTTTATTATGGAACCATAAAATATACTAATAACTGGAATCATGTAAATGTGAAAAGTTTAAGAAAAGCTATGGAAAAGGTTCCTGAAATCAATTCTACACATAGAATAAGTCAGTATAATGAATTAATTAAACTTTTACATGAAAAAGACATGCTTACTGATTTTGCATTTAAAGCAGTACAACAAAGAATGTTTAATGAGGTTTTAGGAAGAATGGGTTTTGATCATTCTTCGTGTGTATTTGATATAAAAGCAAGTGATATAAAACTTAAAGACATTTATAATAATGTTGATAATCTTTCTAATTAGGGGTTGCCATAATTGATTATTAGGTGTGCAGTGTATCTGCACACCACCCCTTTTTTCAAATTATGATAAAAAAACAAGTAACTAAAACATTAGATACTAAAAATAATAACAATAGTGCAAATTGTATTGCTCCAAATTTAATCTATGGCTGCTTTGGAGGATGTGTAAATACTTATTGTTACATGTCCCGGTATAATGGAACTAGAGTTTTTGTAAATACTAATGTAGATAACATATTTAATTCGGTTGTTGAGTGGGAAAAGGGTTTTACTAAAGTACCTGATCAACAAGACCCTATATATACTATGGTAGATATTGCATGTAATACCGATTTAGTATTAATGCAACGTCATACACCTGAACCATTGATAGACTATCTTAAAAGATATGATGATCATCCAAGACTTAATACAACTATGGCTACTAAGTATCCGGGTTTGTTAGATCTTGATGTTAATCATTTTAATAAGAAGCCTAGGGTTAGAGTTAGTCTAATGCCTCAGATTTTTGCTGATGTTCTTGAACCTAAAATGCAAAAGATAGAAGATAGGATACATGATATTAACCGTCTTAAGAAATTAGGGTGGGAAGTTCATATAAACTATAGTCCTGTGGTATTTGATTATAAATGGTCAGAACGTTATTCTGATTTATTTAAAATGGTTAGAGCTATAGCCGGTGAGAATAAGTGTGAAGTTATTGCATTAACTAATCATGCTAAACAGATGGCTAAAGCATCAGAACAAGCGCAAAAGTTAATGGCTGCTTCATGTGAAGTTAAGAATAAATCTGGTGTAATGAGATACCCGCTTAAAGATAAACAAGCATATCTTAATCATTGGAAGTTTTTATATTCAGCCTATTTTGATATTGATACAATTAGATATATATTTTAAAACATGATTGATAAACAAAAAGAAGAGAGTTTCTATGCTAAAGACTTTAACTTTAGTTATTCCTCTATAAACAAATTATTATTCGCTCCCTCTATATTTTATAAGGAGTATATATTACAGGACCGTGAAATCCGTACTGATAAACATCTAGTTGAAGGTAAGCTTGTTCATTGCCTATTATTAGAACCTGAGAATCTTGAAAAGAAATTTAAGATTGTCCCAGGTAAAACTCCTACAGATAGTGTAAGAAAAGTATTACATATGCTATCTGAGAAAACAGATGCTGCAAAGTTAGAAGATATTGATGATCAACTAATAACAGATGTTCTGAAGGAAGTAAATTTATATCAGTCACTTAAGACTGATGAACAAAGAATTGCTAAAATTAAAGTTAATGATTATGAAACATATTGGAAATTTATTCTCAATAAAACTATTGACGTTATTGATCAAGATACCCTTTCTCGTTGCAATAACTATGTAGATATATTAAACTCAAATTCTGATGTAAAAGCATTATTTATGAATAATGAAACTGACTTTGAGTTAGATTCAGAAGAAAGATATGTAGAGAAATATTTAAAGTGCAAGCTTAAACAAAAAAAGTTTGGATTACACGGCTATATAGATTTTTACAAAATAGATCATGAAAATAAAACTGTCACAATTTGTGATCTCAAGACTACATCTAAGACTATAGTTGAGTTTGAAGAGACTGTTGAGTATTATAACTATTACTTGCAGGCTGCAATATATTTTAAACTTGTATATGAAAATTTAGATGAAAAAATACGTGATGATTACAAAATTTTGTTTAAGTTTGTTGTAATAGATAAGTATAATCAAGTTTACATTTTTGAAGTGCTTGATGATACTATGAGAGGATGGGCTTTTATGTTAACCGATGTATTGAACGTAGCTGAGTACCATTATAATGAGAAAGATTATAGCCTTCCTTATAATTTTGCAACAAACAAAATAAAATTATAATATGAGTAACGCTTATATGCAATACTTTCAAAAGTCAAAAATTTTTTTGTATCCTTTATTAGACATAAAGAAAGGTGGAGACTTTGTCCCAACGGAAACATATATCTGTTGGGACGGTCTTTACCAAACTAATGAATACAAATATATTTGTGTTTATGATACTCCAAGATCTTTAAAGTTTAATAATTTTGAAAAAACCTGTTTGTTATCCCACCCTTTAATAGATTATCAAGAACAAAGCAAAGATAAACAAATATATGTTTTTAATTATTTTAACTATAAGCATGATTTTGATATGTTTTTGAATGGTCAGTATTCTAAATTTTCAGTTAAAACCAAAGAAAAAATATTAAATTATTTTGGTGAAATTGGAAAAATAAGCGGTTATATCAAATCGTACTTAAATCCTGAAGAATATCATGAGATATATGCAGAAGCATTGGATGTAAATATAAACATTATAAAAGAAACACATGAGTTATGTACGCCTCCAGATTTAACTAAAGAAACATTATTTAGAAAAATTCCGGATGATATTGCTCTGTTAAAAAATAATTATTTATCTTTAAAAAAAATTAATTAAATATGAATAAAACAATTGGTCAAAATATGATGTTAATTTCTTCTTCATTTAGAGGAGTTAAATCATTTAGTATGATTGGAGTTACAGAAGATTGCCCATACGTAGAAGCAATCTTTGATCCTGTTAGTGCAATTATAGTGGTTATTTCTAAAAATAAAAAGGAAACTTTTACAATGTTACCTAGATTGAATGATGATGGAGAACCGCAAAAACTAAAGGTTCCTAACAAAGAAACAGGTAAAGTAACGAAAGAACAAAGGGTTATGGTTGAAACTTTTTCTGAATTTTATATTACAAAAAAAGAAGAAATTGAAAACTTTATTGAATTATTTGCAATTAATGCAAGTTCATTTAACCATAAAGAGTTTATGAACATTGATGTTAAAGAGACTAAAAAATCTAACATCATCATGTCAACTTAATATAAATGTTTGAATGATGCCTTGATTCATTTTATTGTCATTATTCACAAAACCTCGTAGAAATACGGGGTTTTTTTATGTTTAAATTTTAATTATTATGCAATTAAAAAATGAAGATGTAATAGATATTAATATATTATTTGCATTAACAAAATGTTTGGATGAAATTTCTCATAATTTACAGTATATTCTTTTGCACATGGAAAAGAAAAAACTCAAAAACAGCATTCAAAGTATAAAAATATTTGAAAAAGAAATAAATAAAAGATTTCAAGGCGAGCAAAAAGAAGCTGTAGAATCTATATATGATGTAATGATGGATTTAATACTTGATGCAAGGGAGATAAGCCTTAAAAATGCAATAGATATTAATGAATAATGCAAATTTTTAATGAACGTAAAAATGGAAAAAAAACACTGGGTACATGACTATGAAACTCTTAAAAATTGTTTTACAGCTGTCTTTGAACATTATAAAACAAATGAAACTGAGATATTTGTTATTCATGATTTAAGGAATGAGTTTGATAAGTTTATAAACTTTCTTAAACAAAATTTTAAAAATAAAGAATGGCACATATCTTATAATGGTTTGGCATTTGATGCACAAATTACCCATTTTATTATGGATAATTATGAAGAATGGTTGGATTTAAGTGGATGTGAGATAGCTAATATTATTTACAAATACGCTCAAAGATGTATAGAAAAATCAAATGATAGAGATTTTCAGGATTATCCTTTATGGAAAATGAAAATAGGACAAATTGATTTATTTAAAATGCATCATTGGGATAATCCGGCTAAACGTTCTAGTCTAAAATGGATACAATATAGCATGGATTGGGAAAATATGCTGGATATGCCAATACACCATGAAACAGAAATTAAAACATTAGAAGAAATTGATACCATTCTTGATTATAATATTAATGATGTCAAATCAACAAAAGAAATATTCAAAAGATCTACAGAACAAATTCAATTAAGAAAAGAACTAACTAAAACATATGGTGTTAATTTATACAGTGCTTCAGAACCAAGAATAAGTAAAGAACTATTTGCTTATTATATGTCTGAAAAATTAAATATGAATAAAAAAGATCTTAAAAACTTAAGAACTTATAGAAATATTATTCACATTAAAGATCTCATTTTACCGTATATCAATTTTAAATCTTCCGAGTTTCAAAAATTACATGAAAAATTTAAATCTGTTTCCTTGAATCCTGATAATTTGAAAGGAGCTTTTAAATATTCAACTAACTATAAAGATGTTAAAACAGATTTTGGTGTAGGTGGTGTTCATGGTGCAAGAAAAGCAGGTGTATATAAATCTAATGAAGAATTTGTTATAATGTCTTCAGATGTAACTTCATTTTATCCTAATCTTGTAATCAGAAATAAATGGTCACCTGGTCACTTTCCAGCAGAGGAGTTTTGTAATCAATATGAATGGTTCTTTGAAGAGCGTAAAAAGATTCCTAAGAGCAATCCAATGAACTATGTATACAAGATTATACTTAATTCTACTTTTGGTCTTAGCAATGATAAAAATAGCTTTTTTTATGATCCTGAACTTACTATGAAAATTACAATCAACGGTCAACTTAGTTTGATCATGTTGTATGAAATGATTATGGAGAGAATCCCGGATGCTAAAGCTCTTATGCAAAACACTGATGGTATAGAAACAATTATTCCTAGGAGTGCTGTAGAAGAGTATATGCAGATTTGTAAGGAATGGGAGGATATGACCAACCTGAAGTTAGAACATGATGAGTATCAGAAACTGATACTTGCTGATGTAAATAACTATATTGGCCTTAATAATTTCAAAGAAGTTGATCTCACAACATGGAGAGAAATAAAACATAAAAATCCACATTATAAGTTTAAAGTAGAAGGTGATAAGTTTTATTTTGCACCAGTTAAAATGAAAGGTAGGTTTGATTTCTTTAATTTACAACTACACAAAAATAAATCTAAATTAATCATTCCTAAAGCTGTTTATAATTATTTCATTCATGATATTATACCTCATGATTATTTAGATAAAAATAGAAATATTCTTGATTATTGTATTGGAAGTAAATCAAAAGGAGAAT